ATCTCAGTATCAACAGTTCCCATAGCTTTTTTACCGGCAGCTACTTGGGAATTCATTTGACCTTTATAACCTTCAAGTAAAGATTTGAGATATTCAGGATCTTGTAATTTACCAAGAGATTCTTTAGCTTGCCAAGATTTAATTAACCTATCTAAAGGTTCTTGGTTTTGTTCTCTTTGATTACTAAGATACTTACGCATAATCTCTTGAAGGTTGTCTTCATCAGCATTTGCCGCATTAAATCCTTGATACAAAGCACCTAAAGCAAAGTTAGGTTTATAATCAGTGGAAATCTCAGCCATTTAATTAACTCCCTGATAATCTACTTAATACTTTAAGTAAGTTATCCATTGTAGATTCAGAATTACCAACAGAGGATTGACGATCTTGTATCTCATTACCTTGTAATATTTTACCAATAGCAGACATAAGAGGTGACATTGTACCTTGCGTTTGTAACTGGGAAGCACCAAGTAAATCTTGTAATCCAATTTGATTAGGATTAATATTAGCACCCGCAGGTTGCATAAGAGAGTTACGATCTTGTAAAGCTACTTTAGCTGCTTCCGCCATTAACGCAGGATTACTACCAGCAGTGTTAGATCTTCGACCGGCAGCTGCGTCCTTACGTGCTTGCAAGGCTTGCATAGCCTTTAATTGATCTGCTACAATAGGAGAAGAATAAGGGCTAGTTACAGACTGTTGTAATTGCTGTTGGTAGAAAGGACGTTGAGATGCAAAGGGATCTTGACGTGCTTGTTGTTGCTGAACAATACGATTGGTATTGTCAGCACTTTGTTTATTTTGTTGTCCTGTCATTAATGCAGAACCTAAACCAAACATACCCTTTAATCCACCAAGAGAACCAAGAATCTTAGTCAACATATCTTGTGAACCTGCATTGGGATTACCTACTTGTTTAGTTTGTCCTGGTCCAGATCCACCCATAATTTTAGACAGAGCACCCATCCAATTAATATCATTCTCACCAGTACCTTGATTACCAAGATCAGGTGCGGAGTAACCTGGGAAATTATAATCAGTTTGTTGTTGATTAGTATCAGGACTCCATTGATTACCCATGTTAAACAAACTAGATATACCATCAGGATTATTCCAATCCGTCTGTAAAGAATCCCCAAAACTAAATTGTTGTGGTTGATAATTACCTAAAGTCTGACCCATAGAATCTGTATCCATATTATAATATGAATCATTATTCATTCCACTGTCTAGTTCTGTAGAACTATCATCCCAATATGCACCGAAATCATCATCCATATTATACCTCATACTTTCCTGAAATTATTATTTTGTTTCCTGTTGCACCCCAAGTACAAGGATAACATCTGTCATTTGTACTATCTAAATAACCTGTACCTAAACCTATACCTGTAGCAGCATTAGCTATTGTAACTGTATCATCAAAACTTGCACCTATAGGTAATGTGCAATAAGTACTACCAGCAGTAGATGCTGTGGTAGCTGTACCTGTACATGTAATAGTTACAGTATAAAAAACAGTTCTACCAATACGACTATATCTACCAGCATATGTAGCACCACCCGTACCGGGAACTACTGTTAAGTTTGTGAATGTAGGAGTCCATGTACTTTGAACTGAATTAGTTAATGCTGTATATTCATTTGATGATAAATGATATTTTTCATTAGCAGCTCCACCTTGTAATCCTTGTAAAGTATTATGTAGATAAGTAGCTAAGTCTGTAATATTAGAACCAGCAAAGTTAATGATGTACCAAGGTACAGAACCAGATGTTGATATATAACTACGTAATTGTCTATACCATTCTAACCAAGTAAAAGAACCCGGTTTATCATTAATAGGTGGCGGAGGTAAAGAACCAGCAGCCATTAAGAAATTCCTTCTGTATAAGTAATATCTAGTGATTCTAAACGTAATGGATAATTAGCTTCATGAACTAATTTAAAAGCTCTACGTCTAAAAGATCCTAGTCTAGCAACATTAGGAAAGGTGCTAGATAAATCAATTTGTCTTGCAGTTGTCCAGGTTTGATAATCATCGTCAGACCAAGAGATATAAAGAAATCCACCACTTTCTAAGTCTCCTACAGGTTTCAATGTTGACATGAACTTACGTTTATAAGTGTCCATATCATATTTATTAGTTATAACTTCTACTCGAATAACACCATGATCTCCATCCTGATAAGAAGAAGGATCTAATTTATAAACATCCCCATCAGATTCATGTAAAAGATAAACAGCACCTTCAGTAGTATCTGTGGCATGATTACATATAAATTCTGTATGTACTCCTGTAGAATAATTACTCCATTCATGCCATAGTTTTTCATCTACATCATAAACAAATGTACGTCGTAATGCATACAGGTTAACTAAATAGAACATATGACCCATAGATCTAAAACCAAAACCAGAGGCATTCTCCAAATCTGTTTCTGCATCTAAGATACGATCTAAGAATTCATCTGATACTTTTTTAGGTGTGAATCCCTCAACAAACCAAACTGCTCTACCACCTGAATCTGACTGACCAATGAAAGCAAAGTATTTTTCATTCTGGTAAATAGCATGAGTTGATACACAACCTGTTTGGATAACCGCAGATTCGTTTCTACTTAATGGAGAACCTGAAGCATTAGCCGCATCATAAAAGAATTCAATAGAGGTAGTACCCAAAGCAACCACTTGGTTATTTTGTCGAGCAAGTCCAAGAATAGGATCAGGAAAAGACTCAGCAGAGATAAAGTCACTATCTAACCATTTAGTAGGTTCATCAACAGTACATGTATAAATATCAGAACCTTTAGCTAAAACTACATAACCATCTATCCAGGTAGGTACAGGTTGATGCGGAGTAGGGAATGTATGAGTGCCATCATCACCAGCATTAGCATTAGTTACTGTACCAGATGTATTAATAATCCAACCTGCTGTACCATCACATATAAAAAGATAATCTCCAGTTAAAGAAGAATTACAATTAATCATTCCTACTTTACCAGTTGATCCTGTTAACGTAATCTTAGCTATGGGAGTCACACCATCTTCCCAAACTGTATTACCAATAGCTATATACATCTTACTATTAAAGTAAGCAATACCGCGACCGTCACCAATTGAAAATGTTTTATAATTTGTTAATCCAGGTCTTTTATTAAGGAAGATTTTTGTATTTTCAATCTGCTCAACCTTACGAGTTTCTGGAAACATATTAATAAATCGTTGATCTTTAGCTGATGTATAATCTCTATTTGTAAAAGAACCAATTAAAGGAACTCGTACATTTAACGGAGTACCTATAGGTTGTCGTTGTTGTGGCATTTATTATCTCCGTTTTTGTTTCTTAGATAAAGCTAGTTTACCTACAGTTTTAGCAAGACCTTGAGCAGCAGATTTATTCTTTGATTGTTGATCGGGTGTCATACCAGAATCAGTCATAGAACTTAATGCACTACCAAGACCACCTGAGAAACCACCAAGGGCGGCACCTTCAATTGGATTCTTATTCTGTACAAGATTACTTAAAGCTCCACCAGCAGCTTTGCTACCAATATCACTTATAACAGAAGAACCGAATAAAGAATCTAATCCACCTTTAGTAAAATCACCAAACTCACCACCAAGATAAGAACCTAATCCCTGCATTATACCGGATGTTGGATCTTTACCTGTAAGAACACTTCCTAAAGTACCTAGACCACCAGATAATAAAGCTTTACCTCCATTTGATCCTATGCCCAGAGAACCGCCTAGTTTATCTCCAACACCTGCCATTCCTAGACCACCACCAATAGCTCCTAGAATACCCCCTAGTTGATTACCATTAGCAAGTTGTGACATTGTAGTAATAGCTAAACCTAATGGTGCTAATGGAGTAAACGATAATACAGTACCTATAGCACTTAATACTTTACCAGCAGTTCCATTATTTTGATGACTATACTGAGAAGTACCTGAGTTTGTCCATCCTGGTAATTTATCAGCATTCTCAGCATCCACAAATAATTCATTATTACCTAGATTTTTTGAATAAGCACTCCATAAATCAGGTCTTTCATAATTTCTTAATAAAGAATCTTGACTTCTTGTAGCACCTTGAGTATCAGATCTTTTAATATAATTAGGAGCTTCATAACCAAATTCATTACCAGTAGTTACAACAGGATTAAACTTATATCCCATAATCTTATTATTAGCAATAAGTGGAGTAGATCCATATAAACTATTACGACCTGATATTAACTCTTCTAAACCTTGTGATGCCTGTTGTGCAGTATATCTAGGACTATTATAATCAATAGTAGGAATAGTACCACCATGTAACATCTGTCCTAGAACTTCCCAATCTTCTAGAGCACCCCCACTGTAGGGATCTGTACGATTCCATTCAGGTGTAATAGAAGCTGCATAATTTCTATTATAATCTGCTAATTGTTTTTGGTATTCCTGATCAGTTGCTCTAGGATCATCAGGATCAAAATTCTGTTGAAATCCAGCAGTGGGTGTTACAGCCGGATTACCTTCAACAAATTTCTTTTGATAAGCTGCGATCGCATCTTTTACTGATCCATAAGTAGTTCCTAATAAAGATCCATTTTCATTATAGGTATTATATTGTCCAGGTGCAGATTCAGTTTTGTATAAATTATCTGCACCCCATTTAGCTGTACTAGGATCATAATCACCTTTATAATAATAATTATTATTATAAGTACCTACATCTTTAAAATTAAGTAAAGAAGCTATCTTAGAATCAATAGCTCCTTGAGCTTTCTTATAACCTTGATTAGATAAATAAGATTCTATATCCTGAGTAGATAAAGCAGTATTACTAAAAGGTATATTACTGATAGACTTAACAGGACTTGTATTAGAAGTAATCGTGGGGTTTACAATTGAAGATCCATATTTCTGACGGAAAGCTTCTTGATTATCCATGCCCCAATTAATAAGATTATTCTTATTTTTTTGATTACCTAATTTCTGCCTATTAATTGCATCAGCAATCTGCTCCATACTTAGAGCTTCTTGTCCGTCAGTTAATGCCATATTACCAATTCCTTAAAGATGCAGAAAAATGAATACTCCCTTCTTCTGTTCCAAATCCTAAAGCTTCATTCTTAATAATAGTCATCTCTTGCCATAACTGTTTTCTATCTGTAGAAGATATACCAGCTTCCGGTGCAAGTCGACAAGCCAGACCATAACAAACAGCATCAAACCATTCTTGAGGGAAATCAACTTCATCTGTACTAGAATTAAAGTCTTCAAAAGGTCTTTGATAATATATTGTTACAGTATTATTAGTAGCTTCTGTAGTAGTAGGTACTGGAAATACTGACAGTATACCATAAGTTCTTTGTGGATCATAAAAGATTTGTATAGGATTACCACTAGAAGTTTTATTACCAAGCATATTATATTCTTGTCTAGTCAGAATCCGCATTGGGATATCCACATTAGAAACAAGATCATGATTAAAAGCTTGTGTTAACTTTAATGGTTTTGGTGTATTAATAGTTTGACCTATACCAATATTATAAGTAGCTGTACTAGCTGTTAAAGGAATAGAATAAGACCTAATAGCCCATAAAGGCATACCATCA